TCTGTTAATATTTTAAATCTACCATCACTATCATCTCTATCCATATACCAATAGGATGAAGGGCTGTTAGATATTGCTAAAGTACCCCTAACTTCTAAATTTTTAACAGGACTAGTACTTCCAACCCCTACATTACCTAATAGATAATGGGTTGAACCTGTTACTTGTAGAGAACCAGTAAATTGTTGCGTATTAGATACATTATTTCCAAATATATTTGAACCACTAGAAAATACAATGGAAGAAGTAACTTGCTGCACATTTAAGGTTTGTGCAACTACTTGTCCAGTTACGGTTAAAGACCCGGTTACCGCTTGGCTACCGTTGAATTGATTAGATCCAGTAGTAGCAAATACATTATATCCTTTAACTTGAACAGAACTTGATACTAACGTGGGCTTATTTGCTACATTACTATATTCAACATATGAAGCAGTAGTTGCAGATCCTGTTACATTACCCGTTATACCTCCAGTTACAATTAACGAACCTGTTATAGCACCTCCTGTAAGAGGTAGGTATGATCCTAGGTTTGAAGTCAATGCCAAAGTACCACTCGAATCAGGCATAGTATATACTCTTCCCCCAGAAACATCTTGCGTAATTCCTATAACGCTAAAAGAAATGCTCTTATATCCTGTTGGCTGGGCAAATAGAAAAGTCATTGTATTTGTCCCAAATGTAGAAATGGATGTGTATCCACCATCCCCGGTATTTACATTTGTAGCCTGCTTAAATCCAAGGTAAGAACCTGCTGTAGGTGCATCACCATTTATCCTAATGTATGAAGCGAGTAGTGGATTATAGCCTAGATTAACTGTTCCTGTAGCACCTGTGTATGGTACATATGAACCAGTTGCGGATGAAATGGTAAGATAGTTACCTGAAGCCTGACCTCCTATATCACTTAATGTTTGAGCAGCAGTTCTTGATCTAATTGTTCCGTTATTACTTGTTAAAAAAGTAGTTGCGGCAGTACCAAGAGCCGCAATAGAGGTAGTTAAACTGCCTGTTATAACAGTATTACCTGATACCTTTAGTGATCCTGATATATTGGGTGAATTTATTAACATATTCTATATAATTACATAAATGTTGCTATTGATTTTACCTTCCAACCACTTGTATTGGTTTGCACGTTTAACCTTATATTCGCTCCTGATATAACAACAGAAGCAGTTACTGGTGTGGTTGAACCTATATCTGTTGTAGAGTTATCTGTAAATGCTACAGTTGTCCCGTTCCATACAGCCATTATTTCACCTGATCTTGCATTAGTAGTCTTACCTACGGTATACTTAAAGAAAGCAGATGTATATGATCCTGTTGCTTGATTAAAAATAGTATTAGATCCGTTTATGGAGGATGCAACAGTAGCGTATTCTGTTTGTGTTTGACCTATGTAGAATTCATCCGAATATGAGGCAGTAAACGCATAAGAGGAAGATGGATATACACCATCTATACCACTAAAGTTTGCTATTGCTACACCTGTAGAAGGAAGTGCAAAATATATTTGTGCATTGTTTTCATCCACTACATGAATACCCGCAGGTATTACTACATCATCGTTTGAATTAAATATCTCAAATCCTGGATATTTGGTTCCTAAATTATGAGCAAAAGACCAAGTGGCAGCAGGTGCAGTTTGTATTAGTTTAGCAGTAGACCCAGTTATAACTAATCCACCACCTGTAGATGCAACAGCATATCCTGCTTGTGTATAATCAAATCTTATTTCAGAAGTAAACGCATTAATACTAACTATTTCATTTGGTATAATTTGCTGGTATCCTAAATCGTATACCTGTAATAGTGGTGTTTGTGTATTTAGGTTGTGGTTAAAAGTCCACGTATTAGCAGCTGCTGCTTGGGTATGTGTTACGGTAGACCCGCCTCCACCACCGCCACCGCTACCTGTTGCTACTGTTAAACTAAATGTAGTTGAATCACCTTTAGTGAATGTCAAAACATTACCACTAACACTACCTGTTGTTAAAAGGCTACCAGTATTGGTAGTACCACTACCTGTATTTACTGTTAAACTAAATGTAGTTGAATCACCCTTGGTAAACGTCAAAACATTACCGCTAACGCTACCAGTAGTTAAAAGGCTACCTGTATTGGTAGTACCACTACCTGTATTTACTGTTAGATTGAATGTGGTAGCATCACCTTTAGTAAATGTTAAAACGTTACCACTAACACTACCTGTTGTTAAAAGACTACCTGTATTGGTACTAACCCCGCCACTACCAGTGGCTACTGTTAAATTGAATGTGGTTGAGTCCCCTTTAGTAAATGTTAAAACGTTACCGCTAACACTACCAGTAGTTAAAAGACTACCAGTGTTAGTGCTTACTCCACCACTTCCTGTTGCTACTGTTAGATTAAATGTAGTTGAATCACCTTTAGTGAATGTTAAAACATTGCCACTAACACTACCTGTTGTTAAAAGACTACCAGTATTAGTACTAACCCCGCCACTACCTGTATTTACTGTTAAATTGAATGTAGTAGAATCCCCTTTAGTAAATGTTAAAACATTACCACTAACACTACCTGTTGTTAAAAGGCTACCTGTGTTAGTACTGCTACCTCCGTTTAAAGCAAAAGATGCAGTAGTTGCAAACGAAGATGATATAGAAAATAAAGCATATGATGATGTACTACTAACAATATTTGACCAATTATAGGATACACCATCTAAACTAAGTGTATCAATATCAATTTGTAGATTATTTGATGCATTTAGATTGTCTACTAATCTTATAGTAGGGTAACTATTATCATTAAGATATAGTGTTCTATTATTTGTAAAATTGGTTGATTGAATTGATGCAACACCATTACCATTATAATTAGAAATGCCATTTCCGGTATTTACAACTTGTTGTAAATTTGAAGTAATTCCTGTTAAAGCAAAAGATGCAGTTGTAGAAAATGAAGAGCTTATGGCATTTAATGCAAAAGAAGAAGATTGGGCTAATGTTACAAAGGATGCTGTTTGAGCAATAGATGCCGAAGCAACAGACATAGATGATGTCTGAGAATTAGTAACATATGATGAAGTAGCAGCTTGTAAATTATTTACTTGGGTTTGTATAGAACCAGTAAATATATTTGTTGATGAAATATGTGAATTTACATTGGCACTAAAAGTATTAAAAGATGCTGTAAATGTATTATATGTAGTTGTTTCAACTAAGTTTTCTTGTCTTAATACATTAGCCTCATTACCCATACCACTATGATTAGTACAATAGTAGTATAGAGATTGAGAGGTACTATAATCAATATCAATTTGGGTAAAATTAGTTCCAATTGATACACCATAAGTATATTGAGTAGGACCATTAGGAGCTAAAGAAAATCTAAATGGGTGGCTACCATTTACTCCTGAAGTGTCAAATCTATAAGATGCGCCGGGGACAAATGTAAGTATGGGTTTTACAACACCATCTACTACATAGTTAGAAGCACCATTATTGGTTACAATAGCAGTAAATACGCTTTCTTCAGCGTTTAAAGCATAAGATGCAGTAGTTGCAAAAGTGGCAAAACTAGCGGTTCCGAATAAGGAGCCTGTGATTCCATTGGTTACATTGAGAGATCTTAACGTAGCGTCAGATCCACTGACTATCAGTTTCTTCCAATTAGGCATTGAATGCCTCCTTTCTCTCTATTTGAGATGATAGGCCATTTGCATAACCATAGTTTGATTGTACTATTGTATTATCTATACAATAATTATAGTGAGTTCTATTCATATCTATATTTTATTATGGTTGGTAACTCTTTCGAGTCCACTTCCTTCGCAGGCCAATAATATAGTTATAAATAGGTGTTATTAAGAGTTGATTATTTTAATTTTTGGAATTTATTCTCAGTAATGATATTATAGTATATTTAGCTTATTAAGCCCAAACATAAATATCTCCACTATTATCCACTTTTAAGTTACCAGTTTTCTGATATTCAGCTATATCAGTATGGTTACCATTAGTAAGGTCTAATACTGCAGCTGCATAAGCAGTTGTATTAGCAGTAGATGCGGTCCCAGATACTGATTGATTGAATCCCCATCTTTGAATTCCTGCATCGGCTTCATAAATTAAAGCATGACCAGTTCCACTTCCCTCATCAATAACAAGACCGCCCTCATCTGGGTTAGATGATCCTGAATTTAGTAATATAAACTTATCTTCTATAAGAAGGTTCGTAGTATTTACAGTGGTAGTTGTACCATTAACTGTTAAATCTCCTGTAACCGTTAAGTTATTACCAATAGTTACATCATTTGGTAAACCGATTGTTACCGTAGTACCAGCAGCAGATGTTTCAATCTCGTTAGCTGTACCTGTAATTGTTAAGTCTTGAGTCTTAAGATCAATTGAAATAGCTGTACCGTTAGATCCTGATACATCTAGAGTAGTAACTAGCCCTGTTAATAGTGATCCATTTCCTATAAATGAACCAGAAAAGGAACCTGTTAGTGAAGTGCCCGTACCAGTTGATACAATAGAGTTACCTTGTGCGTTTAGTACACCTGCATTAAGGGTTAATCCACTATTTTCTAATGCACCACCTGGACCGGCAATAACTAAGTTATTATCAGTTAATACCGAGGATGTTATTTGATTTAGATGTGCGTTAGACCCACTAACAATTATTTTCTTCCAATTTGCCATATCTGTCTGTACTAAAAAAAATTAGCGTAGTTTAGTTTATACTAATAAATAGCACTTCTTTTACCTATTTTTTAAAATGTGTGTTGATAGCTTACTATAGATTGTAGCATACTTTTCAAATTCATGACCTTTATAAGTAGATTCTCTTAATTTGAGTAATATAAAATCAACTTCTTGATCTGTTAATACTACTTCCTCAGTTGATTCAAACTGTTCTACTGGAGGAGACACAACTGCAGGAGTTTCCTTTGCTTTGTATATTTTGCTTATAAGTCCCATTTTGTAACTTTTATTTTTTATTGATGTCCTAAATAATAATTATTGTCAATACCATAATAAATACCACCAGATATTGCTGTAGGCGGTGAAGTTTGAGGTGATAGTACTAATGTTCCTGCATTATTAACTTCTATTTTTTTATTTCCAGATACAGATATACTAAAAGAACTTGTAGCAGATGTAAGATTTATTGTAAGAGACCCTGTTATTTTTGCCTCACCTATAAACGGAAATGGTGTTACATCTATAGACTGCGATCTAGGTACATACCCCAACCCCGCACTACCTGTGTAGTGTAGCGCTATGGTATGCTGATTTACGCCCCTTACTATAGATCCTGAATAAGCAAACTGTGAGAAGTTGCCATCCATTTCATCATATGTAAGGGAGGTCCCTTTAACTCTTCTTAATACTATTCCCATTGGTAATAAATATTCTGTAATTACTCTATTGTAATTTTTATTTTTTAGGCAGTATTGCGGTTTCTACACCGAAACTAATACTTGACTTTGAATAAAACTTATTTACATTACCAATATGGGAATTAATAGTAGATGGAATAATATGTCCAAGTAATTTTAAAGAAGTTGAAGTTTTTACAACTCTATCCTGCCCTTGAACAACTTCTACAGTAGGACTAAATTGGTCTATCACTGTATTAAATTGAAATTTCTCAGGCTGCCCCCAATATGAATCTGATGCAAAATTTATCCCTTCTATCAAGGTGTTCATATGTGTAACGTAATTTGTGAATATAACACATGAGTATGTGATGTTTACAAAGTCAGGCATGATAACCCCAAAGTATTGTCTCTCTGGAACCCTATTCTGCAATATGTCAAATCTACCATACGCATTCTTTTTGGTATACTTATTTTCAAATACGCCGAAATGAATCGGGCTATTGGCATCAATCTTATGGCCTAGATTTCTATTTCTTTCAATAGTGTCCCTTTTGATTACAATTAAAGGAGCTTGTATCTTGCCATTCTTATCCCTAACAGCACCATCCTTTTGTACAGCAGACCACAGCTCAGGTGCACCATACATAACAGGTACTTTTATAAGCTCTCCATTTTGAAATACAGTAGGCTTTATTACATTATTAAAATAGTAAAATATAGCCTCATCAATATCTTGTAATCCTAAAGTAAGCTGCTTAGGATCATCTGGGTCTACTGACCTTTGATTCTCCCTAGCCTTATTATCAACCGTAGGCATAGTGCCCCTACTATCCAAATATGGATTTATTAGGGACTGTGAAATCTCTTTTTGAGTCTTGCCTTTTGGTCCTGCCATTACTTTCTTTTAGAATATTTCTTAGTCATATGTGATCTAAGAGCCTGTTTTAAATTTTTAAAATTCTGTAGATATTTTTCTAGAAGAACATCATTTGGATTCTGTGCAGCAAACTTTAAAAAATCCGCATACACTTGGTCCAAGTTATTATTCAAACTAACAGAAGGAGTGGGTACTACATTCCAAGATATTTTACCAGTCTCAGGGTCTTCCCCAGTCTGTATTGTTTGAAATCTATCACTCTCTAGTATAATATCTGTTATTTTCATCTTACTTTTCTTATTCCTACCAAATCCGCTCTTGTCAAATGGCAATCCACAATTATGGAAATAGATCCTCCAAATTGATTTCCGTAATTCGTTAGATTATAATTATTATCCCTACCTAGAAACAATTGATTTTCTCTCACAGTGTCTACTAAATAAAAATCATTGTGCCACTCAACCACATCACCTATTTCTGGTACTACCTCAATGTCAGACAAGTCCTCTCTTAAAAATGCAAAAGATGCCGCTCTATTTAAATCAGGGCCAAAATCATCCACAGATACAATTTGATCTCCTCTAGTAATTAAACAATTCAGCTTACTTGGAATCATAAAAGTTTTTTCAAGAGACTCACCATACAAGTTACTAGCCGTGCCGCTTAAAGAAATCTTATAATATAAAATCTCCTGCTCAACAACATCCCTTAATAACTCCCTGTTTATATTTGTAAACAAAGACAAATCACTTTTACTTCCAAATATCATTATCCTTCCTTGGTTATAGTATTCATTGCGAACTCTACTCTTTTTAAAGATGGTATTGACCTCAATGATCTAACTTTAAAATTCTTTAAAGCTACCTGTGGATTTTGATTTGTAATTACTTTAATCTTCATCACAGCAGTTTTCTTATAAAAATCATGGTCTACCTGTACTATAGTAACTACGCCTTCTACAGCCCTTAGTAAGTTACCTAGCTCTTGAACAGTAATATCTTCCGTATGTGTAAATCTAGTTATAACACGATACATAGAATATGCTTCCATTTCCGACAATAGTCTTTTTGATATCATCCTACGTATATTTTAAATGGCACTTCTTTTAAAATTTTATTTGCAGATTCTGCTTCCTCAGCCTGTCTCTGTAATTGATTCCTTCTTGATGATTCACCTAGCATTTCTCTCAACTGAGTTAACAACTCTGTCTTTTCCGATCTTGAATCATTTAATAAATCTTGTTGGTTTAATGTGGTCTCCGCCCCAGGTATTGGTACTGTAGTGTATTTACCTCGAATGTAAGCCAATAACTCTCTAGTTAAGGCTAATGTATACCTAAATATCCACTGCCTGCTAACGGCGTTTAAATTGGTATAGGTGACAGTTTCATAAGGTACATTAGATACATCAGTAATTAACCTAGATTGACCAGATCCACCATCTATAATACCAGAATCTCTCTTTTCTCTGGATTTAAAGTATTCAAAATAAAGATACCCATCTGTAAGGGGTATTGGGAATACCTTTAATTGATTATTGACAAGCTCAAAAGTATAAGCAGACCTTCTTATTTGATCGTTAAACTCAATACCCTGTATCTTCATTAAATCAAAAGAGGCAGGCATCAGCAAAAAGTTAATTCCTGGGGATAACGAACCAAATCCAAATTGATCCATTAAGCCTTGTACTCCAGTACCTGTGCCTGCATATGGATCAAAGAATCTTGTAATAGCTGGAGGTGCTTGGTAAAATATCTTTCTTATTTCTATACCACCTACTATTCCTTTTCCGGTTGCCCAATCGTTTAAATTGTAATTTTGTTTATTTTTTATAAGATCAAGTGATCCTGTATATTTTGTCACAACGCCATTTACTCCAGCCTCTGTTCCATAATACTTAGAAATCTCAATAATACTATTAAGATTAGGTCTTACTAATTCATTATTAAGAGAAGTATAAGCAGAGCTACCCTCTAAGTTAAGATAATTTTCTCTAATCTTAAATTGATATAACTCAGATGCATAAGTAGAAACCGCCTCTTCAAAACAAGCATAAAATGATACTCCTTGCAATTCCACATCCATAAGTGGATATCCTAGTCTAGTAGCACAAAATTTAGCTACCTTGTTTGCATCCTGTGCGAATTGAGCATCACTATCATAATATCCGAATGGAGTACTTCCCGTAGTAAAGGTAGTTTGTTCGGTCCAAATTTGTACGTTCGCCATATCAATTAAACTATATAAATAAATAGATAACTTTATTGTTTAAACCCATAACTACTGATATGGTAGTATTTAGTAGTTTATATTAATCCCTAAAGGTTTGATATACATCTAATACTGGAGGTACAATCTCATGTCTGTGGTTCTGCTTAAGAGTTTCAATCTTAAACCCAGGAACATGCTCCTCTATCCTTGCAAGAAACGAAAATCCAGATTCTCTCTTATCCTTTAAATCTACTTGAGATAAATCACCACAGATAACCATCTTAGATCCAGTACCTAGTCTACCTAAAATAGCCTCCATCTGAGGATGTGTTACGTTCTGTGCCTCATCCACTATCACAAAAGAATTAAGAAATGTACGGCCACGTAAAAACGCAAAAGGTACAATCTCTATATTACCCAGCTCTAATTCTTTTTCTATCTTCTCCTTAGAATATAATGCATATAGATTATGATAAATTGGAGCGAGCCATGGGTCCATCTTTTCCTTTATGTCACCTGGTAAAAATCCTATGTCCTCCCTTGATACCGTAGGCCTAGTTATGACTATCTTCTCAACTTCCTTTTGGAAAAGTAAATCTAAACCTGCTTGAGCAGCACATAACGTCTTACCACTACCTGCGTTTCCCTTCAAAACTGTTATTGGATTAGCTAAAATAGTAGCTTTTACCCTTTTCTGCTCCTCATTTAATTGAATATTAAACTTGATTGGCCCCTTAGGTCTTCTCTTCTGAATAAAAACCTCATCGCTGTAACTATTACTTGACATAAATCTATATTTAATTTATTATAAATATACTAATAATATAGGTTAATACAAAAAAAGAGGGCCTAAAAGGCCCCCTCTTTAAATTAATCCTAAGGTATAAGATTATACTGTAGCCAAATCGCTTACGAAAATTTTACCGTAAAATTCTGGTCTGATCATTTTCTTTGCGTATCTGGTCATTACACCCTTACGAGGAGTAAATGTAGTAGGGTCATACACAAGTGGAGTCATGATCAATGGAATGTATGGAGCATAAGCTGCACCAGTTTCCAAGAACTGAGATCCTTTGTAACCCATCAAGATTACGTTTTCAGTCATGTATGGATTCTTGTATACTTTGAATCGAGAGTTCAAAGAACCTACTTTCTGTACGCCCATTGCGAATTCCATCTTGTCACCATTAGTGTCAGCAGCATATCCAGGAATAGATTCCAAAATAGTTGCAACAGATGGAGAACAGATAAGGAAGTTAGCACCACCACGAAGAGTCTTCTGGTGAATCTTGTTAGATACCTTTTGCATCTTAGTACCAATAGTTTGGAACCACTGGCCCTGAGTGTTGTAAAATCCTCCAGCGTCAACTCCGTTGGTTACCCAAGTAGTACCGTTCCATACTTTGTTAGATACAGCAGACCATCTTTCGGTAGTAGCGGCACCTTTGATCAACATGTCAAGTATTTCAAGATCGATTTCCATAGAAATGTACTCAGAAAGCAAAGAAGTCAATTCAGCTTCAGCATCAACAGACTGATATGCAGAAAGATCTTGTGCAAATTCTGGAGTCCACTGAGCCTTCAATTTACGAGTCTTAGCAACGATAGCTTCAGACTTCAATTCGATGTTCAACTCAGGAATAGAAATTGTTCCAGCAGGATTATCTTCGAAGTCACCTCTTTGGTTGTCAACAGGCTGCTTGTGGAAAATAATAGATCCAGTCAAAGCTGCAGATGCTTGAGTTGCCTTAGCTACTACGAAAGATACAGTGTTACTAGCTACAGTAGTCAATTCAGGGTTAGTAGTGATATCAGTACCCGCAGAGTTCTTAAGACGGAAAGCACGAATACCTTCAGCATCAAATCCTTTACCAGATAAACTAACACCGAATACCCAGAAAGCAGAAGGGTTAGTTCCATCCTGATAAGCAATAGATGCAGAGTTGGCAGCTTGACCAGTTACCTGAGCTACAGAAGATGTTTGGTTAATAGAATATCCAAACTGACCGGCGCCATAAAGACCACCAGCTACTTCTTCGTCAACAAGCATCTTGTCATCACCAAAAGATACGTTACCGTACATGCTATCGCCCGCAGCTCTGCCATTTACCGCAGTTCCGTACTTAAAGTCTAGATAGAAAATTAGACCAGAAGGAAGGTTCATTGGTTGTACAGATACGAAATCCTTAGAAGAGATTTCAGCGAATACTTTTCTTACAAGTGGAAGAGCAATACCTGCCCACTGCTCACCTGTTCCTCCACTGCCAAAGGTGGCACCGCCAGAGTTGTTTGAGGACTGCTCGACTACTAACTGCTTAGCTTGGTTTTCCAAGATAAGAGCCATTTGTACTTTGTCTCTCTCAGCAAGTCCTTCCAAAAGGCCGGACTGCTCCCATTTCTTAGCAAAGCCTGCGGCTTCGTTAAGCATGCTCTTATATGTATTAGAGCTTTCTAGTAATTGATTTACGTTCATTTTTATAATTTCTAATTTAATTTAATTTTTAATAATTCCAGCTAATTTTTGCATTCTCTTTACCGCATCAGAAACTTCTGCGATTACTTGAGGAGTTTTAACGGCAGCACCTGTAGACTTAGAAGCAATACCTTTAACTCTAGATTCTGCAACTTGTGCTTTTACTCCTTTTTTGAAAGTAGTTGATATGCTTTCGTATACCAATTTAGCCTCTTTTACTGTGGCTGCTTTGTCGAAAGTGCTAATTACATTTGCTACTTGGCTGTCAGAAAGATTCTTATTCTCTTTCATCACCTTGTTTACATAAAGTAATTTTGCGTTTAGTAAATTTACTTCTCGCAATCCTTCTGTTAACTTCTTGATAGTCTTCTTGGCTTCGTTAAGCTCGGTTTCTGAAACTCTAGGTTCATTAGTTCCCGCTGCTTTAGCTGCGCCTGTTGCCTCATCATCAAACTTTACTAGTGGACTACCTAATTTTTTGGCTTGTGGACTGGCCTTGCCTGATTTTAAGAAGTCTACTATTTTTGCGTATGCGTAAGAACCGGCAACGACTCCACCAGCGGCTAATATAGATATCAATCCAGCTAGATCATTCTCACCGATTTCTTGAATAGGTTCTTTCATCATTGATTTTTTATTTTCCATCGTAGTATCTTCTTCTTCATAATATAGTTCAGCAAGTAATTCTTCAAGATCTATTTCTTCATCTTCAGGGGCTTCTTCGCCTGCAGGCTCTTCCATACCCATGTCATCCATTTCGTGATCTTCCGTGTCGTGATCGCCATCGCCATCTTGATCAACCATCTGACCTACAATGTCTCTAATTAGAGCTTTCAATTCTTCTACGGACATATCTTCAATATCCATATCTTCTTCAGTTTCTTCACCAGCTTCTTCTTCGCCAGCTTCTTCTGCTCCTTCTTCTTCTTCCTCCATTACGGGAATTTCTTCTTCTTCCAATTCAGTTAATCGCTGAGCAAGAAGTTCTTTGATTTGCGGGGTAAGTGACTCTTCAAGTGCCTCTTTTGCATTTGCAATAGCAGCTTCTCGAATAGACTTAGCCTCAGCAATCGCCTCTTCAAATAGTTTTTTGTTATTCATAAAATAGTTTTGGGGTTCCTATAGTCAATGGTGCGAATGCGGACTATAATAGGGGTTTGTGTTTTAAAAAATACTATATAGTAATAGCATATTCATATATAAATACCTACAATTTTCAAAAAACAAAAAAACCTCACAAAAAATGTAAGGTTTCTTTATATTTAATTCTTAGAATGATAGGAAAAATCTCCTTTTTTTATTTTTTGAAGTATCTCGTACTGTTTTGGAGTTGTTTTACCTTCCTTATTTTTTATACTATCTAGGACTCCTTGTAAGTATTTCCTTTGAGTTATTGATATTTTTGAGTTTAAATCTAATAACTTTTGATAGTAGTTTACATTTACAGTATCAGATAATACTTCTAGTAGATTCATTTTTTAAACATTCTATCCATTGATAATTGTTTTGAAGCTATGGCAGAGTCTCTCTTTGTTGCATATTCTTCACCATGTACTATTACTTTGTTGGCTAATGAATTAAGTTCAATAGTAGCATCAGGCACTTGAGACATTAATCCTGATTTCCAGTTTTCAAAATCTTGCTCTCTATACACTACGTTTTCACTATCGTCTGCATTAGGGAAATTTACTCCTACTCTTGTTTTAAATCCAGTAGTGCTCATTTGTCCAATACTAGGGAAGGCTGATACTACGTCTGCAAAAGTTAATTGAGATAAAGGCTTTTTTACCCCTTCATTCTCATCTAAAGATTCCTTTAACTCAACTTTTTTTTTTGACATATACTTTTTATCGTAATCCTTAACAAGTTTCTCATGCATCATTCTAAGCTTCTTTGCAGAAGTCTTCATTTCTTTCAACTTAGCTGGAGATATGTAGCTTGAATGTTCTCCTTCCTCCAAAGATGTTGCAGTCGATTCCAAAGACTCATAAGCCTTCTTAACTCGCTCCATCTTGTGCTTCATAGCGGCTTCGTTGGTACTAGTCTCGATTTGCTTCATTAGCTCCTCTACACTGCCATATTTGGAATAATCCTCTTCTACTTCAGATTCCTCTTCGTAAACCCCCTTTTTAGCCATATCTACGGCCATGTCTTCAGAGGATTCATATTCCGTACCCATATATCCTTCTGATAATCTTCCCAATCTAGTAAGCTTATTTTCTACTAGAAAATTTGTTAAATTAAATTTTTTCATTTTTTATTTTGATTTAGTTTATTTTACAAACACTGATTTATTAAAAGCATCTGTTAGCTGTTCTTTAGTATACCCATTCTCCATAAAGAATGGAAATAATTTAGTATTCTTCCATACTGTCATTTCCTTTCTATAGCTATCATTAGGTTCAGTCACTTGTCCTGCTGGTGTATAGGTATTACCCATATTAGTCCGAATTCTTTTTTTAGGTGCTGAACTAACAAACATTGAATAGTGTAACATTCCCCTATGTAGCCCTTCTTCTTTAGCAACAGTTAATGTTTTCTCTATTGCTTTAGAAATATTTAATTCTCTCTCTTCTTTATTAGATAAATCTTCTAATAATATTTCCTCATTTACAGTAGATATTAATATAGGTATTAGCTTCATTACGATCTTAAAATATTATTCAAGATAGAGTCTAGTTTAATATACTTATCGTATGCATCTTTACCCTCATTAATAGTTGTAGGTCTCATAAAAGCACCATGAGTAGAAGGGTTAGATACAAAATCCCACGCTACCAATTCAAAATCCGATTGTACCATTAAAGTACCTTCGTTTGTCTGTTTTACTGATCCTGTTCCTCTAGATGAAATACCAATTGTATGTCCCGCTTTAACAATTTCTTTTACAATATTTCCTGATGGGGTATTGAGTAACTCAATCTTTCCCATCAAGTCATCTCCATTCCACCATAGTGATTTAACTACATGAGATGCATTCTTAAGGGATACTATGGCAGACTCCGGATGATCTAACTCACCGAAAGCATTTCCAACCTGTACGAACTCATTTACATACTTGTCTACTTCTCTTTTCAAAAGAGACTTATCATAAACTCTACCGTTTTGATTCTTAGCTCCCGCTCGTTGTAACACTCCCTCAACCTCAAATACCCCAGGTCTTTCTTTAGACTCTTTTAGTATTGGTTTGAAAGATTGTACATCTATTAATAGATTATTCATATTACTTTTCCATTTAGGTTAAAAGCCTTCTTATCAGATTCATTCTCAGAAAGAATATTTCTAATAATTTTCTTAAAGCTTTCCTTTAACTTAACTTTAACCATCTCATCACTTTTAGATACTGGTGCATCCTCAGCGCCCTCTTCTCTTTTGTAATGAAGCAAATCCTTTTCAAGATTTTTAGTGGCAGCTTTATATGCTTTCAAGTACTCCTCTTTTGTAGGGGTATTTCCTATTTCTTTTTTATCCAATTCAAATCGAATACCATGATGTAATACATCTAGTGGCAATTCAGGTTTAGGGGATTCGTATCCCTCTTCTTTTGCCTCCTGTAAAGTATTATCAACCACAGGCATTCCATCAAGAAATACACCTGCAAGTTCTGCGCCAGCAATTGGTTCTTTAGATATAATATATTCTTGTATTGTTTTTTCTACTTCAAATATATAAACTTTACCCTCTTCAATTCTACTCAACCTCCTTGCTACTGCTGATGCATCTGTGTATGTTTCGAAAGATTCGTCAGTAGCTTCTGAAAGTGTGGATTCTACAACCTTATTCCATACTGATCCCAATTCTACAGGCTTTAATTGTGCCATTTTACCAACTACCAACTCTACGCCTTTAACTTTACCTGCAGATTTTATAAATCCTCTTATATATTTTTCATCTACATGCGTAACTTCCAACTCAACCCCAGAAGGTTGATGCTTCAAAACATCTCCTTTTTTCACTTTGGAAGATGATTCTTGACTATCACCTTCAAATAATCTATTGAAATATGACTTTAGTAATTCATGCAATGCATAAGCATCATCTTCACTCATGTTAGATAATTGAGTATAGTGCTTTTTATATACCTCTAAAATATCTGAATAAGCATCATTAACTTCTCCAAATCCTTCATAAAGTTCTTTGGCTTGAGTAGTTGCTATTGCATAAGTCTTTGGGTCCTTTTTACTCATGCCTGCCTTAGCTAAAGATTTTACAATCTTTTCTTTTCCAGCCTTCTCTGCATCAGTTAACTTTTTCTCCTCAATATCCTGACTTGACATTCTACCTGCTTGCTTAATAGCTTTCTTGTACATTCTCATGATTAATCTCAAAGTAGGTATTCCCTCATACTCCATATTTCTTGAAAGAATAGTATATACCTCGGGAGTATTTTTGTATAAACTTTGAGATGTAATTTTTAACTGTCCGTTTTTGTACTCGATTGGATAATACATATATGGCTCTTCCCAAGTAGTTCCTGGTTCGATTACTCCAACTGGATCTCCGTCTGAGTCTACTGCTTTAGCAATCAAATCATTAATACCTGCAACTAGCCTCTCAATTTTAGGATTGTTCCTAGCGGGGCCTTCTTCAAGGTTTACCTCTTCTAGAGGTCCGTCATATCCACTATCTAACCATTCTTGATATTCTTGATCTAGTTCTGGATCATCGAATTTCATAGGCTTAAACCGCTCTTTATCAAGCATTGCACGTACATCTTCTATCCCCTTTCTCTCTGGATTTGCTTGTAGTCTTTCTTGCTCCTTAGCGTATGCCAACTCCTCAGGGGTAATTACTTCCTCCAACGGAATTGCTGCAGCGGTATGATCTGGATTAACCATTTTTTCCGTAATATCTATTTCGTCAAGTGTTTCCTTTCCAGATAAAAATCTTCCATTCTCAAAAGATGCGATAGTTTTTTTATCATCATAAGAATTAGATACTATAAAGGTTTCATCCGGTCCCTGCTCTACATACTTCTTCTTCCCTTCTTCTTTAGAAAGTTTCATAGCTTCTGATTTTGCTTTGGCAAATTTACCATATTTGTTTAATTCACCCTCAGAAATTAATCCTTTATTCAAAAGAATATTAACAGCATCTCCATATGAGTTATGCTGAGTGATAAAATGGGACTGCTCCATTCTAGCATCTCTTAAAAATTGATCCTTTGAAAAGAGCCCTTTAAGGACTCCATTATATTTTTCAGTAAGTGTTCTCATCTAAATAATCTATAAGTTTGGTGCTATATGGTCTTTTTTTTCGTTTAACAACAGTCCATCCCATTTTTTCTTGATGCTTAGTTGCTCTGTTTTTAACGCCTTTCTTACTAAATGCAAATGGGGTAGCATAATTCATACCTACCCCGGGGGTAAAAGACGCTCCTGCTACTCCTCCTCCTGTTGCACTTTGCTCCTGCATAATCTGTTTAACTAACTCAATTATTTGGGATTTTTTCATACAGTTTTCAATTCTGATACAAGATCGTAATATTGCATTAAACTTACAAGATGACTATCTGTAATTTTTTCAGACTTATCAACCGGCTTAATGCTTTTAATTACCTCTTGTAATTTAATCTTAACAATTTGATCTACTACTCTATCTTGGTTTTCTTGCAAAATAGACTTTATCTTAACCATCTCCTCATTTACAAAATTGTAAAGCTTCTTACTAGAAGATACAGATTGTATAAATTGTCTTAGAATGTTTTTCTGCTCCGGCAATAAATTAATATACCTCTTGTTAAACTTCTCTAAAAGAATCTTATAAGTTAAAAGTCTTAAATCCTTATCGTATTTAGAATACTCCTCTATAAGATTATCTCTAACTGCTAATGGATTAACTGCTGTACCTGTTAAATGCTCTAGTATTGTAGTTTTATTTTCTACTATAGCTTGAGGGTCTATCAAATCATTACACATTGAAATCTCCATCAAGCAATACAACGCAGCATGTGTCTTGTAATTGTTTACTTTTATAGTAAAGAACTCATCTAAATCGTAACTATCCTTAATCTCTTTTATTAAATCGTATTTTGTGGACTTTAATTTATCCTGATTCAATCTCTTAGCCATTTCAAGTACTGTTGTAAGTACTGTTTCAGCCTTAGTAGCATTTAACTTAGTCTGTTTTTCAACAAACTCATACAATTTATATTCTTTGCTAAGAGCGGATTTATCACTGTAATACTTCTTAAGTATAGATACAGCTGGGGATTCTTTCTTATAAATCGTGTCTGAAGCTATTTGTCTTACCAAAAGCTCAAATATTAATCCAGTGTTCTTGTACTTACTATGCTTTATATACTTCATTATCTATAGTATTCGCTTAAATATAAATAGTTATTAGTTATCTAAATCCAAAATATTGCTTTCATTGAGCATCTCAATAGACTCTAAAGTATCATTTTTCTTATATAAATTTACTTTATTCTCATTTAATCTATCCTCTTCTGACTTATATTGGTTTTTCATATCCATTGTACCCATCCTATCTATACCTCCCAATGGATCATCATGTGTTCCTATAACAGATTGATGAACCCTAGGTCTGCCTTCTGGATTCTTTTCAGAATATCCTGTAGGCACTTTAGGCACATTATTACCCCTTGTACCGTACATTGATGCTAAGTCGTGAGGAGTACCAAAAGATTTACCACTTTCAACTGGGTCATTTCCTTCGTTCTCAATCTGAGAAAGTCTAAACATACGTTTTTTATCTTCCTTAACCAAATCTCTAAACTCAAAGAATTTATCTTCAGTCAAATTAAATATTTGCTCAAATATAAAGTCAGATGGGAATAAGTTAGTTGCAATCATCTGATTGGCCAAATCAACTTTTTCCTTATACAAAGCTACTTTCTCTTGCTCGTATATTGTAGATGGAGTAGTTAGAATCAATTCAAAATTAACTAAACTCTCTCCTCTAAATCCTTGTGTATACAAGTGAACTAAAGCAATTTTTGTTAACTCAGATTCTATAATTCTCTGAATTCTTTCAACCGTTCTTGCAAATCTAATATCTTCAGCGGCTAAGGTGGCCTTACCTGATAGGTCCCCCTCATAGCCCATATAGGCCTTAGGTATTTTAAGAGCGGCGAACATCTTATCTCTTAGATATTCAACGTCACTAATACCATCATAATCAAGTCCTTTTGTAGTATCTATTCTAGTAGAGGTATCTCCACCTCGTACTGGGATATAGAAATCCTCCATCATATTCTGGAGATTAAATCTCAAGTTATACTGGCCCGTTTGTGGATCTACGTAAGGCTCTTTCTTTATTTGGTTTATGGTTTGTTGCATAAACTGCTCTACTTCATTCGGAGGAATAGAACCTACGTTGATAAAGAAAGTCCTTTTTTCAGGAGATCTCATAATACGGTGAATCAACATAGCATCCTCCATAAGAGTCAACTGCTTGTACACCTTTCTAGCTCCCTCCAAGTAAGATCTACCGTATGGTAAGTATGTAGTATCACTCAGTAGTCTAAAGTGAGCAACCTCATAGTTATCTAAATGTATAATACTATCGCTATCTCTTTTAATAGTATAGTTCTGATTAACAGCAGATGCTATACCCTGCATGTTCAACTTAAATATTACCTCAGTAGGTCTCTCCTCATTCTCACCTTCGTGACGAGTTACATGGTATACAGTGTATGGAATAGCATTATAAACACCATAATTCTCGGCTATCTCTAATTTCAAAAAGAAATCACCATATTTACATGTCTGTCTAATCCAAGACCATAGATTGTAATCAACATTTAAAACATCATAAAATAAATTTGAAAGCGATCGTTGAATATTCTCATCAGAAGATTTAATAGTTATAATCTCACCTAAATCACTTTTCAAGGTAGCCTCATCCGCCAATATATCCAATGCAGAATGTATAATAGGATCAGTATCCATTGCCTCATAGTCAGTATAAATCTGAGCTCTAAGGGTTTGATAATTTAAATTAGGATTAAAGCTGTTAAGAGTATTATACTGATATAGTCTAGTAAACCTGTCTATAAGTGAATTCGTTTGGAATTTACCCGAGCTCTGGATTTTGTTTATATCCGTTACTTTTAATTCATTTCCCCCAACATTACGTATGATTACGTCTGAGCTGAAGAGTCTCCTTAGTTTTGAAAATACAGAAGTATCTGCCATTTTGTAGTGGTATTATTTAGTATAAATATTAGTCTCTTATTTTAACAACCAACTAATATCATGATCGCCCTGAGATGTTTGTAAAGTATACGGATTATTTTTCATATATCCTACTGATTTAATGCCTGGGGCCCTAGTATTTGTGTTTAAGAATGTTTGCATTTGTGCCCTAGTTAAATCCATTCCTTGTTGATGCAACCTCAATGCGGTGTCTCTAACATATAATCCAGTAGCAAATGAAGTTACCAAATCATCATTGTATCCCGACTGAGCCTGTCCCTTTCCGTTCTTCCAAATAAAAACTCTTAATTCAGTTAATAATCTTTTAGACCTTATTGTGCAGGACTTATCTCTAATATACTCACATAATTTTGCAATAACTAATGGTCGAGTCCTAGAGGTCATAGAAAATCCAGGAACCAACTGTGCCCTTTCATGCTTTGACATATAGGACTCCACCGTTTCCTGATCTGATTTAGTACTATAATACAAATTTTTATAACCCCTTTCTAATACCTGCTCAATTGTTGCCCATCCTATGTTTGCGTTTTCTACTACTAGTAGTGCGTCATTATACTCTGCGGCTATCCCAACCAATACATTACCAAAATCTCTAGGCTGTATCTTGCTTTTAAATTCAGCTACTTGAGAACATGCCTCTATATCCAATATATGAAACGTAGAAAAATCAGCTCCGTCTCCTCTAGCAACGTCAGCTACAACCATATATGATTTTTGATAATCTGGATACTCCCATACCCACAAAGTACCATCAATTCCACGTCTATCAAGCGGCTCTGATTGATAGGTTTGTTCATAGAAAGTTAAATATTCAGGTTCTATAACTGTATCTCCGGATGAAAGGAAATCGCAATCACATTCTTGAGCAGCCGCCCTAGGGCCCAAATCTCTATCTTGTTGATCCCTCCAATCCTGATTTCTTTCTGGGTGAACCGTCCAAGGTAAATGAACAGGAAGAAAAGAGTTTTCTCTAGCCTGAGATGCTACCCATGTTTTATGAAACCAGTTACCAACTCCATTCGGAGTACTAAGTGCTAAACATTGCCCACCTGTTGCAAGCGTTTGCTGCGCTGCAGTAAAGGTTTCTTCAATGTTTTCAATAAATGCTGCCTCATCTATTAACAATAAAGATACTGCTTCAGATCGTGCAGCATCCGTATTAGAGGATTTAGCTTTTATTCTAGAACCATTTTTTAATCTAAGGGATAACTTATTGTGTTCTGTTGTAGGAAGTTGTAACCACTTAGGCAACTCCTCATACATAAAAATTACTTTAGATACTAAGTTTCTAGCAGTCTCTTGAGTAGTAGCTAATGCTAAAACGTTCTTATCCTTATGAAACAACATTAACCACAAAGAATATCCAGCCGCCAATGTTGAGATGCCTAACTGCCTTGATTTTAATGTTATTAGATATTGATTATCCTTAAATAGATGTAATACATCCTCTTGAAAAGGAAATAAATTAAATAAAATTCTACCCCTTTTTGGATGCTGTATATAACAATACTTCCTCATGAAGTACGCAGGATCTTTCGCACACTTTATGTACTCCTGTGCTACTATCTGCTTTAGGTCTTGATTCATATATAACTCTTTTTAGATAAATATAGTTAAAAAAAGAAACTCCGTATTTCTACGGAGTCAGTCCAAGGGGGCTACCCAAGGAGATGTTACAAATTAACTAATTTTAAATTGATTCTTAAGAGCCGTCATATTTAGAATCATCATACATGTCTTCGGCTCTACTAAATGAATACTCCATTGCCCTATCGTAAATTTCATCTGATATTTGGTCTTGTAACTCCTCTAGCTCATCATCATTAAGTTCTCTTCCATCTAAAAATTGTGCGGATACGATGTATACACCATCAATGTCACGATAATCTGAGCCAAAACCATCCAAGTCTATAGAGTCCATATCTACTTGGGATAAATCTAGTTTAGGCTGCATTTCATTAATCTTAGAATCTGATGTTAGTTTATTTTCAGATAGGAAGTTTCTAAAGTCGAAGTTTTTCATAGTTAATATGTTATTTAAAATAAATAGTGCCTTCTTCTTAAAAAATATGAGTGAGTCTCGCAACTTGTCCATGCTCTGGGTGGTGGATGTATCCTTCAACCGCTTTAGGGGCATGCTGATATCCATTTCTATGATGCCATCCATCAGCGGAACTAGGTGATCTAAGTGTTTCAACATTGACACTCATATAATCTTTACTAATTTTATGATGGACATGGTGCCCATAAATATACCTATGCTTACATTCATGCCAATATTGACTTGATTCGTGAGCCATCAACAAAGGTAATTCTTGAATTTTGGCTCCATCCATATGAGTAGTGCCTATCAAGTTTTTACCATATTTAACATACTTTCTATGAGTCATATCATTACTAAATGATACATTAGAGCAATTCCTAAACCAAGCTTCAACTGCCTGTAAAAGCATAAATCCACTCATAAAGTCATGATTACTAGGATTATACACAACTTGCACATCCGCAATAGTCACTAACGTTTCTATAATATCTACTAATAATCTTTTTGCTTTTACAAAATTATCGTACCACATCCCATCAGTATCTTGATTAGTACCGCTAGTGGTAGTTCTCTTTGGAGTATCAATATGTAAAATATCATTCCCCGTTACAAATATGATTTTATCAATCTTAAATCCCTTTGCTTTATTGAGAAGACCTTCCAATCCTAATTTAACTCTACTAATAGCTATCTCTTGGTCATACTCTTCTCCTGTTTCAAAAGAACTTGCTAATTTTCCAATGTGAACATCTGCAGGATCAAATACAAAACAATGACCATCGACATTAATATCCCTTTTGATAGTCTTGTATTCTGGAGCCCACTTCTTTACTTCGGATACTAAATCATCAATAAATGATTCAGGATCAAATTGACTTGAATTAGGCCTTACATTTATTGAAAATTGTTTTCCCTTATACCAATAGTTAGTAACACTATCTGGATTTATACCAACGTTTGAGCATTCTGAAAATAATGCTGAGTGGTCAAAACTTTGTAACTCCCTTCCTATTTTTCTTCTGAGGGAATCGTACTTCATGCTTTGCCCTAATGTTGGGTACAAAGCCTTTGTCATTTCTGAAATAGATTTACCTGATTGACGTAACTCTTTTACAGAATTTGAGAACTCTTCTGTACTTTTTATCATATAAGTTTTTAATAGTTTTATAACCTATGGTACTACTAAATTATATTAGTAGTATTATTTTTAAGCTGCAGGCTCTTCAAATTCAGGAGCGGCCTCTCCCGGAGGAGTTGGCTCTTCTTCAAATTCAGTTGCAGTTGTTGTAGCCCCTGCGTCTGGTGTGGGAGCACTAGCAGTATCCCCAAAGTCGGCAGAAGCTGCTGCAGGAGCAATATCATCTCCCAAATCAGGGGTGTCTACCTGAGGTTCACTGTGCTTTAATAGCTCTGAAACTCTGTCTAGAGCTTGTTGAAATTCAGCAACGTTTTCTATATAGTATTTTTTACCTTCTATAGTAGCTTGAAATCCTTTACCTAGCCACTTCAAATAAAATGCTTGCTGGTTGTTTAATATGACTCTAAATGTACTAGGCTTGGGGGATACCCACTCTATGGCCGTAGCAAAATTCCTATAATCCTTTGTCAATAAATTATTAACCGCTCTGTAAAGAGATGGAAATCTAGCTAGTAGCTCATCCATTGTTGTAGGAACACTCTGCTCAGATAATACTTCTGCGTATGCCTCTAGAATTATATCCTTTAAATCTGATTTCCTCATGATTCTTTTGTATTTTTTTCTTCCTCCATAAAGTTACGCTCTCTTGTTGTAAATTCCAACCAAGAATCAGCTTTACTTATGTAATCTTTAGCTAGAATTACTTTAGACTGCCACCAATTTGGAAAATCTATTTCTGTATTTAATCTTTCGTAAGCCTTAAGCTGCTTGTAAATATTTGCTGCATGCACTGCTGTTTCATAGGCAGTTTGAGATAGCATACCCGGCTCATCATCCACATGGCCAAGATCTACATCCTGACCTAACTTTCTAGAAACATTTACTACTTCAGATTCAGGATAAGACTCCCCACCCTCTAATGTAATAAAAGAATCTTTTTTATCTACTACAGTACCTCTGCTTCCACCGTAACTCTTACTTATTTTGACTCTATCGCCCACTTCTACCATTTCAAGTAGATTTTTATCCGCTCCATACAAGTTTGAGCTTTCTAAAAGCACTTTAAATTCTTTAGTGCCTCCATAAACTTTATTTTTACCTGTATTCAAATATACTAGGTTTTCCTTGTAATCAAAATTAATTTCAAAAATAATATTACCTACTTTTATTTTGTCCCCAACATGAAGAATGTTTCCTTTTACATCTGTAACGATATCTTCATTTACGGGTGAAATTTTAGTTGGATTTACCCAAGTCATTGTACCATCAGCTTTAACTAAAAATCCAGCTTTGACGTTTTCATTTCCTGTTTGAATTAATTTTTCAATAATAGTTCTAGCTTCTTGATTAATTAAGCTACTCATTTTTTCTGAGCCTAGCCTGTCAGCTTGTTGTGCTGAAAACTGTATGTATGATGTATTAAGGAACCCCTCAAGTGATCTTACCATTTTTAAAACGTCTTCATCCGAAGTTCTTTCTAGTGCTTCTTTTTGTAAATTAACTACTTTTTGAAGCGTTTCTTTATCTCTTAATTCTTCAGCAGATGGAGGTAAAAACGCTTTTCCGATTCCTGCAATTGTTGCAGCTGTAAGACCTAGACCTAAAACAATCTGTTTCCAAGAAGCTTCATCTAATAATTCTTCATTAACATCCATATCATTAAATTCTAATTTACCTTCAAAATGTTTATATAAGCTTGAGCTTAATGTTTCTTGAGGGATTTGTACTTCCCCAGATGGTAATCTACTAAGATCAATCAAATAATTTCCATCAATAAAAAGCTTATCCCCTTCTATTTTGAATTTATAGTTCTTATTAGTTCCTTCCTTAAATTGAATTTTTACCTCTATCTCATCTTTGGAAATAGAATTGTAGTCTACGCTACTTATTTCTTCCCCAATATTTCTTAAAAAATCAGTGAATAAACTTGTTAATACTTTACCAACATAATCCATATTCAAAGCTACATCAGATTCCTCAGCCTCTTTTAATTTTTTTCCAGCAGAAGTTACTGCTTTCGTAATAGCTGGGTCTTGATCAATAGTCTTATCAATAGCAGTAATATCCCCCGGCTCTGCAGAAAGTACTGTAGTTTTTCCTGATTTATTTGTTACAAAAATACTACTTGATTCTTTCAATAGTATTGCTTTCTTATTTAGAAGAGACTCTTTAATAACTTTTAAAGTTTTAATTTTACCGATAGCCTCTGGTGAGTTTATATTGTAGAGAGTCCCTAGAGCCTTTTCTACTTTCAGAAGTTTTTCTGAAACTTGCTGTAGTGTTAAAGTTTGTACCATTATAATGTAGTTCCTGTTGTTGTATAAAAAAATACTTTGGTTAAAATAGTTACTACTGCCCCGAATAAAATCCAAAGAACCTTAATAACAGTTTGTTTCCACCCCTTTAAATCTTCTAAATCTTTTATTAATTGATGATACTCATCTGATTTTTTTTCGGAGGATTTTCTAAAGTCCGTATTTCTATTAACTTTTACTATCACCCCATCCTCTGGGTTAAGTAATGTGTACTTTAACTCAGAAATATCTTCCTTCATCTCCCTTTGGGATTCAAGTATCTGCTTCAACTCACCATTAGGCATTCCTGTTCTAATGCTCTTGAGTTCGGATAATACCGTTTCTAATATTTTAAATTCCACTTGGGTCATATCTTAATTTTATAGTAATAAATAGTTACTTATTATTTATACACAATTGGTTTATAAGTCCCAGATATTATTTTTAAACTTTTCAGGCGAAAGTCCAAAATAATCTGTACGCCATTGAGTTTGACTAAAAAAGTCTAGATTATACCAACGGTCTTTAATTTTCCAAAGTGTTTTAGCTACATCTTCCCAATCAGTACGTACTACAAAGTTTTCCACCTCTTCTTTCTTATTAACTAAATCTTCGTAATTAAAAGAATCCCATTCGTAATGAAAGACTTCAAAAACAGCATCTTCTGATACATAGTCTATTGAAATATCAATACCCCACTTAGGTTTCATTTTTAAGAGCTTATATAACATTGGGTTTTTCTTTGCAAAAGCTTGTAATTGTATTTTAGCATCTCCACTAAAGCCTTTTCTCTCAAATATGTCCGAATGATTAATATGAGCACCTTTTTTTTTATCCCATACAATCCAGTCATACCGTAAAGAATCTTCGTGTCGTCTCTCTACTGCTTTATACCCGTTTACAACTAAAAAAGCTTGTTCCGCCAATGTTAAATGATATCCATTCTGATCAAATAAATTTACACAATTAGGATCTAGTAGGATATACTCTAAATCTGTTTTCTTAGTATAATATGGGTTACTATTTAAAGTATTTTCTGAAATAAACATACTGTTATTTTATTGGTCCCCCACCTATCCAAGCATCGCAAGTTCTTGCGCCTGCACACTTAAACCAGAACAGTTCACAAAATCCAAGGTTGGATTGTTTAACCATTTGCTTACCTTCTTCTCCTAATCCCTTAGCTATTTTATCCAATGTTGATTTAGATTTATCAAAAGCAGAGCAATTTGCACATCTTGATGTTTTAGCATGCTCTACAGTAGTATTCCACATATCGGCCTTATCTTCCCAGAATTTCTTAGATCCCTTTTCATCTTCAGGGTTTAGCGGACCGTATCGATATTCTTTTATAGTTTGATTTCTATTTAAGGTGTTAAGGTCTAAATCTGTAATAGAATCTTCCGGTTTAATATTTTTACCTTTTATTTCTTTTTCTTTATTTAAAGCAGCAGGTGTATTATTATCACCATAGTCAGACAGCTTCCCCTCTTTTACTAGATCTTTAATTAATTCAGTTATTTTCATTTTTTGAGTCTGGTTAAATCTACAATCCATATTTCAGGATTGATTCCGTTCTTAACTAATCCAGCTAATCTTGTATTACCTGCAACTAAATCGTAATCCGTATCACTGAATTTAACAGCTATGGGCATTTCTATTTGACCCTTTTCAAATGCTCTTTTAAAGCGTTCTTTTTTAGGCTCCTCTAAATTAATAAAACTTAAATCAGCATTTCCTAATACTTTTCTTATAGTAGAAAAAGAAACTGGTTTACCTTTTTTTGAAATATCAATCCAACCCTGTTTTCCCATTTCAACAAATTCAGGATACCTTTGGGCCTCCATCCACTCCCTATCAAAATTAGGGAAACTATATCTTACTTCTGAAGTATTTACTTTAGATTCATTTGCATGTTTTACATACTCATTGAGTATTTCCCTACTAAAAGCTACTATGTCAGATCTTCTTATTTTACGTTTTTCCATATGTCACCTTTACGACATCTAACTACAGCCCCAGATGCATATGCAGAGGGCCAAGTGTCGTACTCAGATTTTGCAATCCTAGTACATCTATCATCTTTCTTTTTCTTTTTCTTTTTCTTCTTCTTTTCAGAAATTATATCCCTAACAATCTCTGTTATAGACTCTCGAGTTACTTTTCTAAACCCCGATCCGTATGGTGATGATTTTCCATCTTGCGGATTTGCTGTTTCTTTTGTTACTTTTGCTTTATCAGTATTAGGAACAACTTGTTTACCCTTTGATCCAGCGGCTTTCTTCTTCCTAGCAGTAGCGGCTCTTTCTGCTTTAGTTAAGGATTGTGCCTTTGCTCTAGGTAGGCATCTATCAGGATTCTTTGTGTCTTTAGAAGTTCCACATGGGCCAGCTATATTACCAGCGGTAGTTATTCTAACCCACTTCTCCTTAAACCAGTTATCAAGTGATTCGTTTACTAAAGATTTTAATTCAGATAGTTTCATATATTATATAAATATACTAATCTATGTACTTTCTTATTTGGGAAAGTATTTCTTCTACATTTTTAATAGCTTGAGAATCTCTATCTGTATTAGATTTCCAATCCTCTACATCTCCCTGCTCTGTTACAAATGTGTTAGTAGTTTGAATGTGGTCCTTTAACCACTCTTCTATGTCTTGGCTGAATGCCCTCATATTACCTTGAACCATTCTCTTCTCGTACTGTTCATATAGACCTAGCTTTCTCAAACTAGCTTCATATTCTACAGTACAAGGATCAAAGCAGAATCCATGTATCTTATACATCTTTTTAGCTAAATGATGCTTCATAGGTCCCCCACACTTTGGGCAACTCAAAGGCATTTGCAATGCTTTCTTTGCAGAATCTAGTTTTGTTATGCTCTGTTTAAGACCATTTTTTATGGTCCAAGTTTTACCTGATTCTTCCCATATATCTCCTTCTACATAACTTACAGATTTTCGTTCATAACCAATTCCTGTTTTTGTGCCAGAAGAAAAATCTTTATTAACAAGATTTCTAATCCTCTCTACATCTCTTCTATTAAAATCTTTTTTAAGTAACGTATCCATTTAAAACTTATTTATGAATTCTTAACAGTATCTTCCCACTTTCTAAATGTGATGTTCCCTTCAAGATAGGCTTCCTTCTCTATATTTAATAAATTATCATCCTCATTTGTATTGCATGTTTCTATGCCTCCTAAGCGATTTTCTAAATTTTGCATATGATGTATCATCTCGTGAGAGAAAGACCGTACAACGTCCTTAGGATGCCTGCTATGAACATATAAAACAATCTCTCTTTGGGATGGATCATAATAAGCTGTTTTACCAAAAAAACTTTTACCCTCCTCCTCATCACTTCTAATTTTTATACTAGGAAGAGGTTCAATATTCATCCCTGAATTAATCATATACTCTACCAAAGATGCCAATATTGGGGTATAATTAAACTCCATATTAGCATCATCTGATTGAATCATAGGGGTTTCTAACTCAATGGGAGCTATCTCGGGCCTACTGCTAAAATCCATGTGTTTAAACATGTCCTGTATATCGTCTAGTGATTTTCCTATCTGTAAATTCATAATATAGTATTAATATCTATAGTATAAATAGTTACAAACTTAGAGTAGTAGGTATTTTGATAGTATTTGGCATTGTGTCTCCATTATCCTCTAAAAAGAATGCTTGAACATGCTTGAATAATTCGAAATTATGATCAAAGTCTTCAACCTCTTTTATCTGCCATCCCTTACCTTGGTATATGCCTTTCTTTTTAGATTCACCTCTTGTCTGAGCTTTTAGCCAAATAATGCCTGCTCGTTCTACATCGATATCTAAAGTTTCTTTTAATGCTTTTACATAGCATGATAGTTGTACATCATAGGTTTTATGTAAACTATTAGAAGTCTTTACATCTAGTAGCCAAACTTCTTTGTCTAATTCTACTAGTAAATCATATCTTCCTGCATACTTGTGGGTATCAGAATACACAACCCCCTCGGTTTTAATCAATGTAGGTTTATAGGTTGTCCAAAACTCATGAAACTTTAAAATCATATTCCATACTAGATAATTGTATTTGGTATTACCATACTCATCTAGCCAATTTACAGTATTTCCTAGTACTAGTTCTTCTACGGCACTGTGAACCTGATTACCCTCTCTAGCTGCTCTTTCTAATATAATGTCTGCATTATGACCCACATCTTTAACCCATTCCTGAAAGAATTTATTTTTAGGCATATAGTCCAAATATGTTGTTACTGATGGGTAGTACACATCCTCAGACCTCTTATAATATCTTTTATCTAAAAATGATACTGTTTTTAGATCTGGTTCATATTTTAATTTCCCCCTCTTATTTTCTGTCAATAAGTTTTCCCCCTGTCTTATCATATGTTTAGTAATTTTTGTTTAATTATTGAGGTTATATCTAATTCTTGAGATTGTTCTAGGTACTCTTGGAATCTAGTCATTCCTATTTGACCTGGGTCTTTTTCTTTTACATCAACTATGTAAACCCTCTTACCCAACTTTAATAGGTCCTCCCCTAATTTTATTGATTCCTTTTTTGCATCCTCATCCAATGCTATGTAAACTGCAGGAGTATTATTCTCAATCAATTTTTTCTTAAGTCCCTCCCTAGCAAATTTACCCAATAATGGAATAGCATTTCTCTTAATCGCAATAGCATCGAACACCCCCTCACAAATAACCACTGGTTTATTCCAGTTAATAAGATTATCAAAGAATACAATCTCATTAGCATCAACTGTTGGCTTAAGGTAGGTTATGTAGGATTGTTTTAAGGATCTACCTATAAACATCTCCAACTTGCCGAATTCATTATAGGATGGAATAATTATCCTGTCAGCATAATCCCCATCTATAGCATAACCTATTTGGTATTTTCGAATATCATAATCAGTAAGACCTCTTGAATATAAATAATTTTTAGCCCTATTCGTAGGAACTGAGTTATTTTTGGAATCCCATAAAGGAATAAATTCTTGTGGAAGCTCTAAAGCAGATACATCGTTATACCCATAATAATCATCCTCCAATCCTTTTTTTACATACTGAAGTACTTTGACCGCATCCTCCTTGGATACTTTAAGAAGCCTCAATAATTTAGATATCTTCCTACCCTTAACCCCACAAACCCAGCATGCGTACAGGTTCTCACCCCGTTCATTAGTCTTTATGTTGACCTCTAGCTTAGGCTTTCGGTGATTGCAAAAAGGGCAATGAAACGAATAATTCGAATTGGAAGTATTGTGAGAAGTCCCTAAATAGGTTTCTAATCCTCCAAGTAAATATCTCTCGGTTTCAGACATAACTTATTTTTATATTGGTAAAGATATTAAAAAAGCTTGAATTAACAAGCCTTAAAAATTTAAACGTATGAAAATGAAAAAAATAAGATTAAAAAATTATTTCTGCTAACTTCATATAAAATCTCTTTTAAAATATCTATTTTCAATATTATCATTAAAATATTCTGAATCGGGTTCTATTACTCCATTACAAAATAGCCACTTGTTTTCAAAATAGGTTAATTGTTTCTTAGTAGGCACAAACTGTAGTATCTCCCTCTTAAAATCCCCTTTTGATTCCTTAACCAGTTTTTTAACTTCTACATGAGATCCATAGTAGGTCTTCCAATCGCCTTCTTTTACAATCTTTCTTTTTTTCTTCTCGCCTTTTAGAGGTGGAAGAGTTCTGTAAGACATAAGTTGCTTTTTACCTATATACTTCTTTCCTGAAGATATGTGAGTTATTTCGTAAATAAACCCAAATGTATTTTCAGGTAGCTGAGCTATATCTGTTACTTCTTCACCTTTATAAAACCAATTCATGCGTATGTAAATATTTTAACCTATCAAAGATTTAATTGCTGGATAAGAATTTACAATGGTTTCATCTGCTTTTGCAACGGTTTTCAAAGCACTCAATGCACTGCTAAACCAATCGGCATTCGATAATTTATCTATCACTTGGGCACCGTAACCTGCGGCCATAGTTCCTACTACAATAGCATATATAGCTTTAGTTAAAATATCTAGGGTTTTAGCGTCCTTAACAAAGAATCCCAACACTCGTTTGATAGGGGATTGAAATGCCATCTCATTATCATGAGCCCAATGGTATATTTTTTCTGCTACATCTTCCCCTTTTTTAAAGTTTAACAACTTAAACAGTTTAGCTGAGTATTTTGAAATTAAGCCAACAACAGCGTTAGCGGTCATTATAGCAGAAATAGCAGTTAATAAAATAGCTTCGTTTAGATCTTTTTTATCTTTTGTTTTAAGTTCGTTACCTAAAGCTACTGCTATATCATTCGCTGCTTTACTAAACTCCTTATCAAAAGCTTCTTCTTCAGAACTTTCGCCTTGTTCAAGTTGAATAGTAGATTTTCTATATTCTTCTTTTATTAATGATATTAGTTTCGATTTTTTCATTTATTTAGTATTTAAATACTTTCTTAGTAGTTACTTTTCGTAAATTCTATAACCAGAAGCCTTTTTAATTAATGTAAACCCTTGATCTTCAAGTGCTACCAATCTCTGGAATCCGTTTGATGTCTCGGTTCCATATTGTAAGAAATCAGTAAGAATCTGCATTCTCTGCCCTTTATCAGAATTGATGTAGGTATCTAAGTTACCCTTATATTGATTAGTAAAAAAGTTTTTGATTAAATTATCCTTATCTGATTCTAGATTTTTCTTAGCTAAATCATACAAATCCATGAATCTAACTATGTGATATTGCTTTTTACATAAAGCATTCATAGTGCTTAAGATGTCCGATTGTTCCGGAAAACTTACAACATTTAAAACATATGAAGTATACCCAACATCAAAAGTATCGTTAGGTAATTTGTCAGATGTAGTAACATATCCGTTATCCCCACTACCCCAAAAGGGATCAAAGGAATAAACCTCTAATCCATTAGCCCTTAAAAATTTAGCATTTCTATCGACTCTTCCTGCACCATAATCTAAAACCTTACCATTTATTTTTCCAGATTTATACAAAGAAGAAATACCCTCAGTAACCCCTCCCATAATAGATGTATTCTTAGACATGGTTGTGCCACCATAGAAAGCATCCTCAAAAATTAAATCTGTTAACTTCATTATTTTTTATCTCGTATAAGCAGCTCCCCCAATACCTCTAATCGACCTACTTCTCTTTGAAATTCAATAGCAGTCATACTTACCGAAATACTTTTCAATGTTTTATCAAATTCTTTTTTTGCAGCTTCTTCATCAAACTTACCAGCAGTTGCTTTTTTGTAATATGGGGCTTTTACTTTAAAATGGTGCCATGTTAACAAAGATAGCCCACCTTTTTCCTCTGCGGTTGACGCTATTTTAGCGGCACCTTCACCACGCTTTTCAGCGAATTCTTCAAAGGTTTCTTTTGGCTTTATAGCCTCGATTAAAAGGTTAAGTAATTTAGTCATTTATTTAAATCCAAGGTCGGTTAACACTTTATCAACAGATGCTCTTACAACACCTTTTCCTATTTTACCTGGTTCATATCCTAATGTTTTAAACCATGCTTCAAATGCTCCTGGAAATTCTTGAGGAGTATTTATATTTTTAGCTCTGGATGCTACTCCAGTTGCGGCACCTTGAGCTTTAGCAAGATTGGCTACATCTGTTGGAGCTGCAGGAGCTTCAGCTTCTGTTACTTTTTTGGATGGAACCAAGCTTGGCCCTTGAACTTGCCAGCTATTAATGCTATTAACCATGTGTCTCCCTCCTTCTGGTAATTCAAATTTAATACTATCTAATATTTCTCCGACCTCATCATGTGTTTGGTTATTGACCCCTATTAGAATAAATCCATCCCCCTTAACACCCATATCATCGTATTGTACAACCGCAAGTTTTTTGTCTCTGGTTTCTCTAGCAATTTTACCAAACTTATCAAAATCTGAGCTTGATGTAACGAACTTAGCTTCAAATCCATTTTTATTTAATCGGTCAAATAATACTTTGCCATATGAGTTTAAATCTTTATTTTCGTTTATAACTGATTTAAGCTGTTCTGCAATAATTGATATTAATTGAGATTTTTTCATGATTGTATTTTTATTTTTAAATTAGTCTTTCCTTTTATGACTCTGTGCCATTCTAGTGCTCTTATAAATATATCTACTCTAGGTAAAAGTTCAATAGGTAATTCATCCTCTTTTTGATAATACCATCCCGAGCCCTCTAACACTGTTATTCTTCTATCCTCTAAATCCCTATGCCACTTTAATTCTATAGGGTCTATGTTCTCATCAAATACTCTTATAACCGATGCATCTGATTCTATCAAATCTGTATACGGATTCATTTTACCAAAAACCAGAATAGTTTTTATCTCCTCCTAGCTGTTTCCAGTAACGTGGAAGTCTACAGCTCCAATATCCTGCTTTTGTTTTATCTTTCTTTGTACTGCACTGATGTCTTGCTGCAAATGATGCTCTAGCCCCAGGCTCCTTAAACTTAACTGCTAAGTTTTGCCCACCGCCTTCTGCCCCAAAACTTACCTTAATTACCTTACCCGTCTTAGGATTTTTAGTATAAACATAGAATTTTTTAGATCCCCCTCTTTTTGGCTTATTCAATGCAACTTCCTTTCCTTGATACTTTGCTTCATTCATACTTTTCCAAATCAACAAAGCTGGCATATCATATGCGTTAAGCTCACTATCATAACCACAAATATGACACAGGGTTGGCCTGTCATCTTCTGAGTCTGATTTCCAAGAATGTTTACATTTATCACATTCAACATCATCTTCCTCTTCCATTGGGATATCCAACGGTACTTCTATTCCATTATATTCTCCGTATAGCCCTATATCAGTCTCTCTAATCAACTCATTATCTTCTTGTGATAAAGATATCATCCCTTCAGACAAAGCTTGTCTTGCCTCCGCAAATAGGCTTAAAAATGATTTGGAAGAATACCTATATACATTCTCTGATAGGCTCTTACCATTCTTTATATGCCAATCTAAATTTGGGTAGCCGATTATCTCCCTTAGCTGTATCATGTCTTATTAATTATATTGGCTGTCCATTCCAACCTTAACGACAAATACCATATCCGTTTGGTCTGATTTAGGCGTTGGCTGAGCAAGTTTACCTACTGCAATAAGTTCATTGGAGCTATTGTAAAGTCCCACGGAGGTTATGTAGGGTGTAAACTCGTCTGCTAAAAATTTAGCTGCTATACTTCCCGAAGTATTTGCTATGGTAGTTGTAGGATTTAAAGTATAATTTAGCTCCTCAGCAAGCACCGTGCAATGCGTATTATGAGTATGGATTTCTTTTGTAGATTTAAATATTAATCTCGGCTTATCTGCATCATCCGAGTATGATTCCACAAAATCAGGATGAGTTATTGTTATTATTCCATGGAAATAATTAATGTCTCCAACTCTAATATAATCCCCTAAGCTAGTTTTCGCAATTATAGACCCTTCAGTACTATCATATAAAACACCTACTTCTAAATCGAATCCATCCAATAATTCTAAAATATAACCCGATAGCACATAACCTGTTCTAACATATAGAGTTTCCTCATTAATGTTAGGGAATCCCATAGTGAATGAGCCTGGCTTTATTGCAGACCCATATACATTTCTTGGAATGGAAATTAATATTAAATCATCTTCTAGGTGTCTTACATTAGACTGAAGTAAAGATGTTTGTAGGTAGTGTTCGTATGAAGATGATACAATACCCAACGCACTAAACTCATCGTCAAGATTATTGAAAGATCTATAATATAATAAATCTAAGCTCTTAAAATATAAGGGTAAATAGGATGAACTAAAACTATCGTTTTGATTAAGATAATAGGTATCATCATCATATCTAGATATCTCTGCGTACTGTACTCCGTAATTACTATACTGCGAGCCCGTGATTTCCCACTGCTTATGGGATACATATGTTGTTATAAATGTATCTTGAGGGGAAATCTGCTTGTAAGCACCCATTACTTAGAAGTTAAGTTTTATACGAAGAAGAGCTTCTTTTGTAAAATCTTTTAGTAAGGGTCTTGATAGTTTAGCTACTGCAACCAAATCATTACTATCGTTGTAAAGACCTACTGTAGTGATATATGATTGTGGAGTGTTAACCATCACTGGATGAACTAACTCTCCGGTAGAACTAATATTAGATGGATTTGTAGTGTAGTTAAACTCTGCATTCCTAGCTCGTACAAATATGAAGTTAGACGTTATTGTTTCTTCTGATCTAGCTTGGAAAGAGGCCCCGAGTTTAACTGCATTAAATATTTTTCGAAGATTTGGACTTCCAGTTGTGGTAGTTGCGGAAGTTACTACAGTAGCAATGTTAATACCTGCAGGTGATGCTAATTTTAATGCATTGCCATTAAGAACTACTATTCCAATATCTGGTAATACTAATCCATAAGAACCTGAAGCGGTGGTATAACCATTACTCGATGGAGTATAGGGTGATCCATTGGAACCAGAAATTAATTGATACACCCTCCCAGCATCTGTGAAAGACACTGTAGATTGCACATTACTATCATCGGTTAATCTTATAGAGGATGATCCGCTTCTCAAAGTTAAATTTAAACTACCAGGTAATAGCTTTTCTTTATATCTAGCTCTATCTAATGCTATTACATAAATTTCACTAGCTTCGGTTGCAGTTCCAAAAGTAAAGTTTCTATTCTCGTCTCCATATATCAAAGTTCTATACTGACCGTAAATAACTGCACTTGCGGATTTACCATTAACGTTAGTATCAAAATTAGCTGATCCACTTCCTCTTAGATGTCCAAATGTTACAGAAAATTGTACTTCTGAATTATCCAATATGGAGCCTGTCTGATAAACCTCATAATAAAAGTTACCAGCATTGCTTGCTGCTTGCGCTGATGATGTGAAGAATTGAGTTAAAACGGGCGTTCCAGTAGACCATAGAGGTGCTACAACTGACTCTGCACTTATTGTTATATCCTGTGGATCTAATCTCTTAAATGACATCTTAATTTAATTTTAGTTTGTTTTAACAATAGTAACAGGCACGGTTATTCTAGCCCCACTATCTCTACCTATTACTGTAATTGTAGTGGTAAGAGTAGTATTGGTCCCAAATAAAGTGTTTATTGTTGTTGCAGTAATGTTTATAGAAGTTCCTATTACAGTTTTAGATACGTTAGTACCTAATGTTGTGGAGGTATTAAGTCTGTCAGCCTCAGTAGTACTAATTCCAACTCCGTTAAATGTTGAGCTTACTCTTGAATCAGCTATTGTAACAACATATCCATTTGTCTCAAATGTTTTTGCAGCGCCTAAATAGTTTAAAGTTTGTGGAGTAATAGCTAAAGAGGCTCCTTGCTTTAATCTAATAGAAGTATAACCAATATCCAATACTGGTAATTTAGCTGTACCTCTTGGTAGAGTTGTAAGCTTGTACTTCATGATTTGAGTTTCATCAGGAAATGCTTCCAATAGGGGCATATTTTCTATAGCCTCCCCATAGAATGCAGACCCAGACGGGTGATTTTGATTATATAAAGTATAGTCAATTTCATCATCTGCTAATGCAATTTGAGTAATTTTGGCTGACCCATCTCCTCTAGCTAATAGCTCTCTACCTTTCTTGGTTAGAATTGCGTCTATTGTAACGACTGAATTATTTAAGTATCCCACTATATTAATTATTTTAAGTTTCTATTTTAAATAAATATTGAGTATTTGTATTCTTTACAATATATTAATTTTCTTCTCCATAAACAACTCCAAAATCATCTAATTTTAAAATTTTATTGGTTGATGCTACAAAAAGTTTACCCAAGTCTACAGAGTTAATTTTATTTCCATCTACTTCATATATTCTATTTTCATAAATAGGGAATATGTCATATGTAGCAAATACTTTGGGAGTAGTGTCTCCAATTCCCCTTCGCACTTCCAATACCTTATTTGTTAAATCATAATTTATAATTCTGACAACTTCTGATCCTACAGATCCAGTTATTATCAATAAATTATTAAGAGCAATAGGCGTGTTTACTGGATACGCATTATAAGAAATACTGCCCGTATCTATCCCTATTGGGGGAGGGCTTAATATTTTTAGTTTAAAAGGATTTATTTGAAACGATGGGGATAGTTCAATACCAGTATGTAAATAAGTTTTGACTACTTTATCCTCTGGGGATAAGGCTCTTATTATTGTAGATGACACTGAAAATTGATGAAAACTAGCTCGGAATATTATTCCAGTGATAGCTGATGAAATTCCTCCATATTCTAATCCAGTTGATTCAACTCCATTATATCTTGCATTTGTCCACCCAGTAGAAGTGTAATTACTATCTGGTATTTCTGCCATAGTAGCAAAATTACCTAAAATAGCATTTAAATTAGAAGGGTTTGTTGTTAAAATACCTGCTGTAGTGATATAGGGAGAGTTTCGATCTGCTATCTGTAGAAAAGAAGATCTTCTCTGATCATTAATACTATTTTGAATAGCATTGTAATCCGAGTTATAAAAAGTTTGACCCTTAATATAAGGGAAAAAATTTATTCTAACATTTGGAATTTCTATCTGTGTTAATAGAGAGTTTATAGTTACTGAATTAAATTGTAGGTAGTAAAAATATCTACCATCCTCATCCAAATACTCAGACCTATCTGTTATCTCCGCAATAATATTACTTCCAGATATTTCAAAGTAAACTCTTTCTACTTGTTCTAGTACTTGTGAAATATCCTCACTCTCTGTTGCATTTTGAGATGGTTTTGAAAATATACTTATTGCAATACCCTGAATAGAGGTCGTGCCTGATCCAGTAATGGCGAATAGATACAGGGCATCATTTGGTATGCCATCTTGCCGTACCGTAAATAAAAATTCATCTTGTGTAGGTCCCATTAATCTGTACTTAATATACCTGTAATTTGTATTATAGCTCCTTCATTGTGAGTTAACGTGTGATTAGCAGTTAAAGAGCCACTATTCACTGTTTGATTTGATACGTCTGCTCCATTAACATTTACTATCAGCGTAACAGATGGTTGGGCCGCCCCCGTGCCTACTTGCAGAGTAGTTCCTGTGCTATACTTATTAACAGATACCACAATTGAACCTGCCTTAGCATTTGTAATATAATCTATCTGATCCTGATCAGCTGCATTACTTGTGTCCGATATAATTCGTGTTACTACTGCATTATCCGAAGTTCTAGTATATTGCACTCTAACATCCCCAATAGAACTTGGGTCCGAATCTAAACTAGAAGTTATGTTTGATACATATACTGGAATACTAGTAATTGTCATTGTTACTCCATTAGTACAACTCCCTGTAGAAGTGGCAGTTAAAGTTGTTGCGCTATTACTAGCCGTTACATTTAACCCGCCTAGTAATTGAGCTCTAGTAGCAGTATTTGGTACCACAGACCCCGAGTTAGCGGTTAGGTTAAATGGGCCCAAGTCCGCACCTATATTTGAAGCTAAAGTTATTCTTACAATCATTTTTTTATTTTAAGCGGATTGATAAACTGCGGTTCCTGTTAATGGCGTACATACACTTGGTATTCCCGTAATAGGCACTGTAATAATATTATCGCAAAGTCCTGTAGATTCTAATGTAATTTCTGTAGATGCGTCATCAAGGAGTATATCCAACCCTGTAATCAACTGTGCCCTTGTTGCCGAGGCAGGATTTGCTATAGACTCATCGGACTCTATTAGAAAAGGGCCTAATCCAGTTCCTAAATTTGATCCCAATCTTAATGTCACTATTATGTTCCCACCAGATGTGGATTTGTATACAGCTGTTGCTGTAAATGGAGCACAAGTGAGTGGGATATCAGCTAATGTTAGTATCGGGGTAATATTGTAAAAAGAATCAAAGAACGATGGTTTTTTAAATGTATTATCTATATTTAATTCTTTTTTTATAGCTTTAAGTACTGATCCTGATAATTCCCCAGTATATCTTGGGGTCTCTCCATCATGTCTTCCTACTAGAGTATACCCATTTTGAGTTTTAGGTTTAGTTGTCAATCCATCCGGGAACTGCAATGTTTCCGTGTATGAAGTAACGTAATCAGACTTAGCCCCAAATGCACCTGCGTCTGACCCTACTATAAAAGCTGTATCAATTTCGCCTTCTAAATTTTCACTTACAAGTTCAGTATCAACAGAAAATCCTTTTACTAAATTATGCTCTAATATGTGGGGTTTTATGATTATTCCAGAGTCGATTACATCACGGCCTGGAACAAAATCCCTAACCATTCTAAAGAAGGAATTATCGTAAAATCTAATTAGTCTTATAAAATCCTTTAAATCATACCTGTCTAATGGGAGTAATATAGACTCCTTTAATTTACGCAATCCAACTCTATCGTATCCGCTAGGGTTACCTATGTATTTATCAATGTTAAAACTTGAAGATATATTTTGAAGTATATATCTGTTAATATTATCATTAGGAGATGGACCTACTTCAATTATGTGTAAGTCAGGTTGATAATCTGCATCTCTTTTTTGAATAGACGTTAAAGGTACTAAAACACTACCTTCTATACTTCCTGTAGTGTCTAATCTTATTTTTGAAAAACTACCACTTACATTAGGTAGTTCTAATCCAAAATATGGGGTATCCTTATATGATGCTCCTCCATAAGTTTTTACAGGAAATATGTTAGAAGGTATACCAAAAGTGCTCATCAACACTTTTAATCCCCTTTCCGTGCCCTTTGATTTTAATAATATAGGAAGGTTATGATATACTCTCTTGTAAATCTCCTGTCTGTAGCTTTCTTCAGATACATTTATATTTGATAAACTACTAGTAGTGTTTATTATTTCTGTATCAACACGATCATCTGTTAATACAAAATATTTAAATAAATCTTGGTTTGTTTTAAACTCATTTTTATGAAGCTTTACTCCAAAATTTTCTAAAACAGGCTCAATTAAACTTGTGGCCAACCCACGATCTACCCTATTATCTGTATTATACTTTTTAGAAATAGCATCTGAATATATTTTAATATTGTCAAAATGATGCCCTAGCATATCTACAAACAATACTAAATTAGAATTATCTGAATCCTCTCTAATATATTCTGGTAGAGAGCCCATCAATCTATAATAATTCGTATTGTCAAATATGTCGCACTCATTTAGATAATCAGAATACCAATTTACGGTAACTGATGCTGTGCTACTAAATAGATTATAGGGCTTAACTGAATTCTTCTTAGGCCAAGTTAAACTTCCAGATTCGAAATAAAGATGCCTTTCAAAATGATCAAAATTTCTTACAATATTTTTTATTCCAACCTGATAAAACTCTCTACTTTCGTTACCAGAAGATCCAGAAGGTAAGATATTTAAAGAATTAGTATAGGTCTCTATTAATTGTGCTTTATATACAAAGTTCTTAAGTCTCTCATTTGCAGATGAATAGTGAATAAAATTACTTAATTTAGAGTAATCAATTCCTAGCGTTGCTGATTTTTCAAAGGTCTTACTTATCACTTCCAATACGTCAGTGGAATAAGTATTTACATTAATTAAATCTACACTAGATAGATACTCAGTAGCTCCATCTCTATTTTCATTGCTATTATTGAAGTTAGGACCTGCTAATTTTTTGTATGCTACAGGTGGAGTAATTACATCTATTAATACAGAATAATTTAAAGTTTCAGATACTTCTTCCACCAACTGAAGCTCTGTTTTTAGTTGTACGCCTGAAGTAAGGGGATTGTAAAGTTTCACTATTACAGCGACTCTATCCCCAACAACTATATTTACTAAATTTATAGCTAACTCAGTATGGCCATTTTCAAATAGTAAGTTAAAATCAGAAAAAGTAGCCTCCGAATTTAATCTGTTTATTACATCTTGAGATTTAGTTTTTACCTCAGAGGCTAATATGTTTAGGCTATAAAGTCTTAACTCTTTTCTATCATCAGATATAGA